ACGAATTCGTATAAGACGACCCCGCAGTCGTGCCCGCATTCGCATAAGAGCCGGCAAGACGACAGCGGAAACCCTGGGAGGTGACAGCATTTGTATAAAAATAGTCTGCAAAATAAGTTGAAGCTGAAGCCCCGACTTCTGTCGGAAGCATCGCCAGTTTATTCATGGAAACCCTTTTTATGTAACCTTCCGAACGGGGAAGTTCGCACGCTTTTATCATGCCGTCCAGGCTGGCGTCATTGTAAGAGGCATAAAGCGACGGCGCCACGTAGCCTTCCGTTTTGTCGGCGCCGGCATTGATAATAATACCCCGGACGATCCGGTAAATGTGCCCGTACAGGTTCTTCAGGCCGAAAAAAACAGGGATTTTTGCCGCATAACGGACGGTTCCGTCGGCGTTCATAACGTTGTAGGTTGCTTCGCCGCAACCGTCGCCCAGTTCGACACCGGCGGAACAGGGAACGACAGGATTATAGCCGTTGTAACCGTTCCAGTCCGGCATGTTGGTTACGCCGGCGCCCAGGCCGCCCTGGTACAGTCCGTTTGCGTCCTTTTCAGCGTTTACAGCCGTCTGAATATGACGGGTGCCGAAGATGATCCGGAACAAGTATTCAGGTACCGCTTCAGCCACGTACCAGTTAGCGTCCCAGCCTTCGCCACGTTTACGGGCGTAAGTGGAATAATTGCGGTAAGTGATGCCCGTCGCAACTTTTCCCAGTTGGGTGCGGTAGGTGCCGTCCCAGGCGGTTTGATTACCACCGCCCCGGTATTGCGCCGTTTCGTTGATTATGGAACAAAGTTTCAAGTTAGTGCGGTCAACCACGCCGCCGCCGATGGCGGCCGTTCCGCCTTCAGGAATATAGTAACATTCCTTTCCTTCTATCGGTTCAGTGCTGACCGCTTCGTACAGGTAGTTGCCTTCTTTCCAACTGGCGTAATAGTGTTTATTCCAACACCACATATATTGCCCGTCGGTACCGTCCAGCTTCGACGGGCTTCCGTCCTGGAACTTGTAGTGGTTCGTCGGATCAAGTTTGCGACGGACACGGTCGTCGGTTACCAGGTAACAGCCCAAACCTAAAACGCTGGGAAGGTCACGAAGGAAGTCGATATTCCCGTAGGCTTCACCCACCGGCGTGCTTAACGTTTCGTTCCAGCGCCGGCATGCGATACGCTTGTTTACAAGGTGGATCGCTTGCAAAAGGTTCACATTCTTAGACTCGCCGGTATGATCCTGAACTTCGACGGTGTAATTTTCAATACCGCCGGTCGACTTGCTTAGTTCATTGATTTTTTTACCTCTTGTAAAGGCGTCGGCAACCTGGATCAAGGTTGCTTCAAGTTCTGCTGTTAATGCCATATTTTAAAAGTTTTTATAAAGTGAATACTATGTTAATCTGATACTGCCGTCTGAATTCAAGCGGATAGCCCCGTCACCAGTCAGGCGGATAGCCGGTTCCCGGACTTCAATATCGACGGTTTGATAAATGCCTGTATTGTGTGTCGGGATCACATGTATTTTTGTGTGCCCCGCCTTGTTTACTTCCAGCTTGCCGGAAGGTTCCACGAAAACAGAGTCACCCCCGTTTACCGGTTGCTGAAAAATGACGTTCTGCAACACGTAAGCCGGATAAAGACGGGCTTTGATGTATTGCGTTACCGGGTTCCGACGGGTGATGACTTTGTTATAGGTCAGTTCCATGCGGGAAGGCGCCAGTAATGCCTGACTCATTAAAGACGACTCGGCCGCTTTCATGCTGGCGATTTGTTGTCTTCCGTCGGCGATCATTTGTTCAGCGTCTACGGCGGCCAGTAGCGCTTCTTCCGTAGCCGTTTCGGCATCGGTAGTGGCTTGTTCCGCTTTGGTGGCGGCACTTCCTGCACGGATGGCCGCCGCCGTTGCATTACCGGCGCATTTGCCGGCTTCGGCCGCCTGGTTCAACGCTTCCCGTGCCGCTTCAGTGGCCGGCTTGCCGTTGGCGATACACTTCCACCAGGCCGTGTCTGTTACCGGGTGCCCGGTATTGCTGTCCTTCAGAGACAGGTAACAACTGTCTTCAGTCGTTACGAAATTGAAAAAGTCGTAGCGGGTGGCCGCATTATAGACGCCTTTATCCACGAAGGCGACCTTCCCTAAAATTTTGTTTCCTTCTGCCATTTCTATTTCGGGTTAAAAGTTAAATTCCCTTCGTTGTCGATATTGAACATGTCCGCCACGATTTCATCCTGATAACTCATGATAAGTTCCATCATGTCCGGATCAATGTAAAAAGTAGGATATAGGACACCGCCTTTGGCTAAAACGCCAGTATCGACGTACTTCTTCAGTGTAGCGTCCCACTTCCACCAGTTCCCGTTCTCGCCCATCATCGTAGGGTGATCCGCCAGTTCCTTAGCACGGTCGGCCTGGGTGGTGGCGTCAGCGGTGGCCGACGTAGCTTTCCCGGTAGCTTCGTTTGCTTTCTTGGTTGCTTCGATGGTTTCGGCCTTTACCTGAATGGTAGCTTCCTTTACGGCATTGGCCGTGTCGGCCGCCTGTTCCGCCCTTTCCTTTGCAACTTTGGTTTCTGCTGTGGCCTGAATAGCTTCCGCTGTGGCTTCTTTCGCTTTATTCTTTACGTCGTCCACGCTGTTGGCGGCGGCGCTGGCACGGTCGCCGGCGGCAATAACCTGAACCCGGACGGCTGTAAAATCGGCCGTTGCCTGTTGGGTTTCTTTGGTTGCCTGACGGGCTTCACCCGTAGCCGCTTTGGCGTTGTCCGTTGCTTCTTTCACAGTGTCCAGGGCAATGTCCTGAAGCAAGGTTACAGGGGCTTCCACGACCTTTTCAACACCGCCGACCTTTTTATAAGCCGGAAGCGAGAATACGCCGGTTAAGTCGCTCACGATCTCAACTTCTGAAACGCCCTGTGCTTCGACGCCCAGTTTTTCCAGTATGACCGGCAAAAGTTGGGCGGCGATATAGTCCAGTTCTTCACGCTTATAGGCCATAATCCCCCCTTACTTGTTTAAGATGATTTCGGCCACGTCAGATGCGGCGACTGGGGAAACGGCTTGTTTCTCCTTTGCCGTAGTGGCCGAAAACGGTTCAAAACTTGTGTGCATACGGTCGGCCGCCTTATCATAGCTGACACCACCCACGTTCTTGTTCTCTTTGACAATGGTACCGTAAACGTTGGCAACTTCTTCGCCGCCTTCGGTGGGTACCAGGGTCGCCCGGTAGTTAATCACTACGCCGGTTCCTTTCACTTCAGACTGGAAAGTCTTCGTTCTTTGTTCTTCTACCTGTTTCATTTTTCGGTTGTATTAACGGTTTCAAGTTCTTCTGTATTTTCAGCCGGGACGGGAGTAAGTGCGCTGATTATCGCTTTTTTCCCGGCACCCAGTATATTATCCGCATCCGTGATAATGGCGATTATCACCGGACGGTAAACTTCCGGTATTTCGACCGGGTTATCATCGTAGTATATTTGCCGGGCTAAATCAGCCAGGCCAATTTCAGCCGTCGAACGGTTGATCGTGTTGCCAACCGTATGCCTTACGTCCATTACTTCCGGTTCCTCGAATTTCACTTCAACCGGCATTTCTTTAAAGTTCACTTTCATATTTCTGCATTTTTAAAATGTTAAGACCAGTCACTATCACGGAAAGCCCCGACTATCCACCCCCTACCGAGCACGTTGGTAGCCGGTACCGGGGTCATGAAGTCTTCTATGTTTCTGCAATCCGCTATTTCTCCCCCGTTCCATTGCACCTTCCCGCCGTTTGAGTAGATATAGATATTGTTATTCTGGTTATGGGCGTTTACGACAGTAACCCGTTGACTTTTATCCCCACTTAACAAGTATCTATATGTGCCGGCCGTCCTGATTATCACCAAATCAACCGGAAAACCGGCGGCGTCCCCTGACGTACCATACAAGGGAATTGTATAGTAAGTTTCATTATTTGAAGATTGAGCGGAAACAAAAGACACATAAACCTTGCCTGTTTCAGAAGCAAGGCCATTCACGTAGAAATAGCCATAACTGCCCAGTACGACCAGCGTGTTCCTGCTGGAAGCGCCGAAGCTGCCACGACACCACAAATTAGAGGAATACAGGCGGTAACTACGTTTGTTCGTATAATCATAGCCCTGGTGGTACATGTCACCGCTGAACCACATTTTCCCGTCCGTACCGAAGGAAATACCACCCACTGTTTTGCCCTCACTGTTTACACAGTTCAGTGATTTAAAGGAACCGGTGACACCGGTAAGGGTGCCGCTGAATTTTCCGTCCACCGCTTCGATGGTGCCGTCCTGCAATACCTTAAACTTTGAATTGACCGTTACAAGCCCTTCAAGTTCGATCCGTTTTGCTTTGATCTTTGCCAGGTCTTCCGTAAGGTTGATATATGTTACCGGGTCTTCGTAGCCGGAAAGGTCGAACACCGTCGCTTCCTTCAGGTACCAGGTCACCGCTGTATTATAATCGTTGTTCGTCTGTCCGGTCGGTACGTCTTTCGTCAGATAAAAAAAGTTTGTCGTTGAAAAAGTGCCGGAATCACCGCAAAAGACTTGATACCGGTATTCTTTCCAGTCACCGGTTCCGGCGTTGTCCGTGATCCACTGACTACGCCCGTTGTTTCCGGTGGCATTGCTGGCAAAATTCAGCCTGTAACCTTTAGGTACGTTAGCGGTGAAACGGGCTTCATAAACGGCGTTCACACGGGTTTGGGTGCTGAAGGTAAAGCCGCCCAGTCCGGGGCTGGAATTACCGACAACTTTCTGAATACGTACCTGGAACACGCCGCTGTTTGCGGCCGTTTCGTAACGGGTTACTGTCACGGCCTCGCCCCCTGAATTGTTGTACCGGGAAATGCCGTTCATTCCTTTTACAAACTTCACGTCTTTGTTCAGCGGGTAACCGGTAGCCTTGTTGATTGAAAGCAGAAGGTTCTTATCCGTTTGCTCTATGGCCGACCAGTGACGGTTCAGGGTGACGTTTATGTCGCCCACCGTCCCGTTAAAAGTGTCCGTCAGCACGTAGTTCGTGAACTTCTTTTCCACAGCGTTCATACGGGTGCCCATGCTGGTAAGACTGCCGTCGATAGCGTTAGTCTTATTCACATAGGTGTTCAGGGTTCCTTCGGCGGCGCTCATACGGTTTCCCAGGCTGATAGTCGTACCGTCCAGGCTATTCAGGCGGGTGGCGTAAGTTTCCAGTGTGCCTTCCGCTGAATTCATACGGGTGCCCAGGCTGGTAAACAGCCCGTTCGCCTTGTCCTCGAATTTAGAAAACAGTTCCAGTTCACCTTCAGCGGCTTTCATGCGAAGCCCCAAATCAGCGACCGTGTTGTTTATGTCGTCCGTCTTCTTGACGTAAAGACCCAGCTTTTCTTCGGCCATATCCAGGTCAAGACCGATCTGTGTAACGGTTGAGTTTATTTTATCGGTCTTTTCACCCCAAAGCCGTATATTTTCATTTGCGGCATTCAGTTCGATACCCAGGTTGGTAACTGTCTTATTGGTGTTGTCTATCCTTTCACCCAGCAAGGCGATCTTTTCGGCGGTCTGTTCAAACTTTGTACCGACTTCGATTTTAAAGTCTTCCAGCGGGCGGTTGGTTAGTGCCAGCACGTCGATATAAACGTCACCGGTAAACTTCAGCACGAAGTCACCCACGCCGTCCCACATGCCGGAATATTCCAGACTTTCCGTTTCGACACTTTCCACCAGTTCCACCTGGACGAAAGGAAGCCGGCCGTCACCCTGGGCGGAACCTTCAAAGCCGGCCGTCAGCGTGCCGGCGCTCTTACAAATGTATTTGAATGTCAAGTATAAGACACTGGTAACCGGTTCGGGTTTTCTTACGTCAACGTTCGCCTGGCGTATGCCACTGTTTTTTATGCGTAAGATGTTACGACCGTCCAAATTGACAATACCGGCGACCTTCTCTTTTTGGGCGTACAGGTTCCGGTTAAACATAAGCAGTTTACCCCCGGCGGTATATGCCCGGATCACGTTTTCACGCTTCCACCCGTCCATGTTTTCGGTGAAGCTGGCGTTCTTCAGGAAGTTGTCTTTCTCTGACATGTTGTACGTCTTGTTCTGCATGTCGACCCGGAAAAGGTTTTCCATCATATCAAGCCGGGTCTGAATGTTTTCACCGTTTTTAAAGTGGAATTCCCCAATGGCGTACAAATTTTGTATGAAGGCACCGAACCCCTTCAGCCAGCCGAACCAGGTGTTATATATGCCGGCAAGGTTCCCGACACGACTTTTTACAGCGTTATCGGGATCAGTCTTTGCACCGTACAACACGTCAATATAAGGCGCAAAAGCGCCCACCGTTGTATTCATTATTATACCCTTACGGTCGGAATTCGTAAGGTTATCCATACGAACCAGGACGTCGCCCTTCTTTATGTCCGCTTCGTTCCCGCTGAAAGTGTTGTATGTGATCCAGTCCAGGCGGTTTTCGCCGTCGCTGTCTGATCCCATGCCGGTAGCGGAAACAACCAGTTCATAATGTTTCGTAACATTGTAATCGTTACCAGCGGAAGGGCGGCCGCCGTAACGCTGACATTCCAGGCAGTCGTCAACCCAAAAGGGGTTATACAGAAGACCACCCCCGGTATCAAAATATATCTTTTTGTTCTCCAGGTCGACGTGATCCACTTTCATCATACCCGAAAAAACGCTGTTATCCCCTTCGCCTTTCAGCTGGTTTATTATCAATTCAAACACACGGAGCGCCCCCCGGATTGTAACTTCGTCGAATTCGGCATAAGATTTCTTTTCCTTTGCCCCGGCAACGTTCATCACTTCCCGGATCAGGATAGCCCAGCCCTTGCCATTCAGGAACCCGGAAAGGAAGTCCGGGGAATTTACGCTGTCATGGAACACCCCGGCGCCTTTGACGTCGATACCCTTCAGGAAGTGGATCAATTCCCGTGCAGTGTCTTCGATGTCCTTCCTTAAAAATTTATCTTCCAGTTCTTCGATGGCCGCTTCGATTTCTTTGTCCGTCCGGAGCGAAGAATAAACGCTTTGATTGCTGGCTTCTAATTTGTCGCCGACACGCAAAATGTCGTTAAACAGCTTACCGCATACGCCCAGCCCACGCATAAAATTTATATACGCCTTCGCTTCGTCCGGCTGGTTCTTCAGCAAAAATTCACGCATGGAACGACGGGCGGAAAATACATTGTATTCCGATGGATCGGCGCTGTCCCACGACTTCAACACCTGAAGCACGTCCTTATTCAGTTGTTCCTTAAAGGCCGCTTGTATCTCCGTGATGTTGTTTTCCATCTTGGAAAGTTTCGTGCTGCTGACGGCCAGAGAACACCCGATATTCATTTCCGTAGGGTTGTTCACTTTGCGGCTGATCGAAACGACACGGCTGTCCTGGTACCCGCTGTCGAAATATTCACTATACAGACGGACACGGCGCCCCAGCTTCAGGTTTATTTCTTTTTCCAGGAAATAAACGTAGTCGGTCGGTGCCTTATAGACGGCTGTGTCTATACTATACGTTTTCAAAAATTCGGCAACGGCGTCGGCCAGTTCCTTTTCCGCAAGCCTGTAATATTCGTCAGGCATACGCAAATTATAAAGCACATAATCGTTACCGGTGTGCGGGATCAGTTTGCCGCCCGGTAATTGCTGGTTCTCATACGGGTATTGGTTAATGATTTCAAACTCTTTCGTGTCGGCGTGCCAGTTTACCTCAAAGTCCTGGCCGTTCAGTTCCCCGGACTGGAACTTCACCATCAGAACTTTGCCGGCTATCTGGTAGTCGTCCGGATTGAAAGGTAGTTCCGGATCAGTAAAGAAATAAATTTCCCGTTCTTCGCCTTCGATGGTACGGGGTTCATGACGTACTACACCAACATGACCGACACGCCGGGGATATATGTCACTGAAGGCGGTTTCTTCGGAATATTCAACGATACCCAGGTCGGTATTCTGTTCGACATACCCGGCACCCCCCGGAAGATGCAGACGGCTACTGCCGTACACCTTCGGGTCTATATTCCGGGTGCTGCCGATAGGATAAAGCCGGGTAAAAAACGGGGCGTTGTCGTTGCTGTCCTTGCTTACGTTCAATAAGCCTTTGCCGTAGCCCAGTTCCAGCATGTCGCCATGTTCACACCGGCAAAGGTTCATCGTGTAACCTTCCACCCACCATTCGGTTTTTGTCGCTTCAGCAAGTTTCCCCAAACCATCAAAACAGGAAATACAGTCGTATTCAATGTTCACGTTTTCGCTGTCGACAATCTGGCCGATACGCCACACATCGGAACCGGTGATACGGTTCATATTATCCACGAACAACTGTAAGTGTTGCGCCGGGCTGTCGTTCAGGGAAAAAGCGGTGGAGTTGTCACCGTCAACCATTTTTAAGACAAGGGCTTTTTTTAGCTTCGACTCAATGCCGTAGAACTTCACGTCGTACTGGTATTCAATGGAAGACTTTTTAACCGGCCGGTAGTTCTTCAGCAGCCAGTAGCGTTTTCCCAGGAAGTCGACATAATCGTTCACCTTCAAACGGATATATTCATAGTGCGTGAAGGAAAGCGTCAGGACGGTGTCCGACATCAGTTCTTCATTCGTAGCAGAACTATCGGCTGGCGACACGGTCGCCCGGATAGTTCCGTTTTGTTTATAGATGTTTACTTCCATTTGAATAACGTTTGAATAGTATTTGAATGCCTTTTAAATAGTTGGTACCGGTTCCCGGAATTTCACTTTTATTTTGCCGGCTACCGTTGTTTCGTCCAATGTCGTAAGCTGGTCGTAACCGGTGCTTTCCTTGTAATACATGCGGTACGTTTTACCCAGTTCAGGTAGGCGGATATTCAACCAGCCCGACTTCAGTAGGGCAAGAAAAGCCTGGTAGTTATGGATAAAGCCGGCTTTCCCGTTCCCGGTAATGGCAAACTGAAGGGTTACGTCCCTGGCTTCAAAGGCAGGTGTCAGTTTGTCCGGTAGCTTTTCCCCGTCCTGTTCCCGAAATGATACGGCCGTATAGGCTTTCATTTTCGGGGGCGTAAGCAGGGCGGCGTAATTGGTGTTATCGCCAGCCTTGTCTTCCGTCAAAAAAGCGCCGCACGTTTTATAAACGTCCTGGTCGTTAATGAATAGCAATCCTTCCAGTATATCCATGACTGTATTATTACAAGTTAACGAAACCTCTCCGGCATATCTTCAGCAAAGACGAATTCCCTTACTACGTGGTTCCATCTTATTTCCTTGTAACCTTCGACATTCCGAAAAAAGCGGCTGTGTTCATCCTGCAATGCACACAACCCTATTTCTGTCATTTCATCGGATATAAAACTTTCATTTTCGTAGGTCTTGTATGCTTCCAAGTCCGATATTACGGAAGAAAGAATTTTCTTCGTGTCTTCATTCTCGTAGACTTCCATATACAGGAATTCCCCGTTTTGGTACATATCCTGATCGGCAACGTGTTTTCCCTCAACTAACCGATTTAACACTTCTAATGTCAGTTCGGGGTTCTCATAAAATTCGGTTGTGAAAAAGTTTTTTGTTTCCATAATTTTATTCTTTCTATATTGTTTGAATACCATCCCGGCGGATCGTTTCAATATCCTGGGCGATGGCTTTTAATTTCTCATTACAGCCGGCCGTATTTTCGGCTATCTCCCTGACGTAGTCCGTACATTGGTGCATTTCATCACTTATATACAGGACATTTTCGTCGATGCTGGCATCATGTTGCTGGACTGAAGTAAACAGCCCCTTCAGTTCGGTACCGGTTTCCTGATCCATCGTTTGGAAGGTGCCGGACTTTCCGCTTTGCTGGTCGCCGTCTTCGTTCTTCCAAAGGTTAAAACCACGTTTGGCGGCTTCGGCTTGCCAGTTTTCCATAAATTCCTGTGCCTGATCCATATCTTTACCCACGCCGGCGTAAAAGTCGCCCATGATGTTCATGGCATCCTTTGCGATCTGTTCTTCTGACTTTCCACTTCCATAGGCTTCTTCTAACTGCTTTTGCAGTTTGTCGAACTTACCGGCGAAGAACAAACTATATGCGATCTGCCGGCCTAAATTCTCCAATACTTCAGCACCTTTGTCGCCGAAGTGGTTCCAAGCATCATCCCCACCGGTACGAATGGCATTCTCTATACTATCCATCATCCCGTCGCCCAGGGAACCGAACGTGTCGGTCAGGTAGTCCCGAAGGGCTTGCTGGGCTTCGTCCGCCTGTTCCTGTAAATCAATCAGGCTTTGCAGTAAGTTCTTATTTTCGTCGGACATGGTTTGCGTGCTGATAATAGTCTTTGCACGTTCCATGTTCAGCCGGTTTTCCCCGTCGATCAGGTCGGGATATACTTGCAATACGCCCGTATAAATATCTTTTCCTTTACCCCAGCCGAACAAACCGGTTTTCTTATGCCCGGTCTTGACGGTGACATTATAAAGCCCCCGTATTCCCTGCTCATAAGCCGCCTTTTGCTTGTTGAATTCGTCCAGGCTTCCCTTCAGGTTAAAGGGGTTGAGTCTCTTTTCAGGGGCTTCACCTTTCAGTTCGTCCTTGTATGCCTGTATGGCATCCCGGTACACCTGTACCGCCCTGGCCGCTTTGGCGATGCTTTGCTCCCCGAAGATGTTTTCCGCTTCCTTCATTAAAAGGTTTTGCTGAAGCAGCAAAAGGTTATATTCCCTTTGCATTGCCAGCTTATTGGCGGCGACTTCGGCCAGGGCTTCCTGGTGTCGTTTTTCAGCGGCGGCGCCCATGCTGAAAATAGCGGTCATTACCTGAATGGCGGCGCCAACGATAGCCAAGATCACGGACGCCTTTTCGACGGCCGATATACTTTCACCGGCTGAAACGCTTAACGTCTTGATACCGTCGATCATGGCAATAGCCCCGCCGGCTACGTTACTGCATGCCTGAAGGGCGGCCTTTGTGCCTTCGTCCAGGAAGTCCATGCTGTTAATCATGCCGTCTATTTCGGCTTTACAGCGCTTTATGGCGGTGGAATTCTTCTTCCATTTTTTTGCGTCGTCCGGGGCTTTGGTTTCATTTTCAGCCTTTACGTACTTGATTTCATCTTTCAGGGCGGCCACTTTGGCACGAGCGACAGCCGTATCTTTGGAGTCCTTGCCATTGGTTTTCTCGCTTTCGGCAAGCGCCTTTTCCGCCTTATCCAGCGTGTCATATAATTGGTTCAGGCTCATGCTGCTAATTTGCGACATAAGCGCCTGAAAGTAAACGTCTTTTTCAGCGTACACCCGGTCAAGTTCGGCCAGGTTGTCGTTCTTTACCTGTTCGGCCTGAACGATTGCTTCCTGTATCTGACCGTCAACGTCGGTGTTATCCTCCGTGTTGTTCTTCAGGTCGTAGTATTTTTCCTGAAATTCATGCAGCAGTTCGCCGGCTGATCCGTCAGCATCGACGCCCACGCTGATAACGATACCCTTCGTATCAGCGGCCAGTAAGTCTTCCGCACCGTTCAGAACATTGTCGACATAGTCCTGAAGTTCCGTTTCAGAAAGAACGGTTCCGTCCGGAAGAATAGGGGTAACCAGGATTTCGGTTTCTTTACCGCTGGCGTCCTGAATACCGAACTGGCTACTGAACACGGTCGCAATGCCTTCGCCTGCATCCTTCCAACCGGCGGCCGCTAATTTGGCGGCGTCAATTTGAGGACGGGCAAGCAGGTCGACGTTACCACTGCCGAAGGCGGCGTTCATTTCCTCGCCTATCTTTTTAAGACGTCCGGCGGAAGTTTGCGCCTGAAGTTTGTCGATGTCTTCCTGTGCCTTCTTTTCAATATCCAGGCGTTGCTGGGCGAAATTGCGGTAAGGTTCCAGTAATTTTTTCAGGTTATCCTGGCGTTCCTTCACTTCCTTTTTATTCAGGTCTTCCAGTTGTTTGTCATACAGTTGGGCGGCTTTCACTTTCTGAACACCGGCCTGGTAAGTGATAGCCTGTTTTTCTTCCGGCTTAACTTTGACGCCGGCTTTCTTCAATTTCTCGTATAATGCAAGCCGGTCTTTTTCTTCCTTCTCAATGCGTGCCTTTTCCTTCTCGAATTCCAGTTTCGCCTGGGCACGTTGTTTGTCGTAACCTTCTTGTCTTAAAGCCAGGTTTTGTTCTTCGATCTTCAGCCGGGCTTTAACTTCCAGTTCCGCCAGGTTGTTAGTCGGTTTTTCTTTCGGGTCTTTGGGATCAGGGACATAATCGCCTAATTTCTTCTTTGACTTCAATGCGGCCAGTTCGTCCTGGAGTTTGACCGCTTCGTCCAGGTAAGCTTGTTTTTCTTCTTTGGCCGCTTTGACCGCTTCTTCTTTTTTCCATTTGCCGTTATTACTGTTTTTATATCCCTGATTGGAAGAAAAGAAACGGTCAACCTTACCGCCATAACCCCACCAGGTGTCATAATCTGATTCAGGGGTTGCTTCAGCCTGGTTTACTTTTTCGTCAGCTTCAACGGCTTTATTTACCAAACTTTGGGCTTTGGCTTGCAGGAAAAGCATTTGAATGTAATCTTCCCCCTTTTCCTGAAGAACGTCGTACCATTCGGCAATGGTCTTATAATACCCGAAGGTTTCCCCGTATTTGCGGTTCAGTTCTTCGACCTTGCTTTTTTCCTGTTCCTTCGTCCCGTTGAAGTCCTTCAGGGAACGTTTGGTATTATCTATTTCAACACGGGCTTTTATCATTTCAGCCCGGCCGTTCTTCTCTATGTCGACCATTTCGGCGGCTTTGGCGGCGGCCTTTGCCTGGGCGTCTGAATATTTGTTCCAGGCAATGACAAGCCCCGTGACAACCAGGGAAAGCCCCAGCGTCAAAGTAGCCATTAAAGCAGTGGCGGCGGCGTTGGAAATTCCCAAGGCGGTAGCCAGCCGGACGTTGGCACCGGTAAGCATATCCTTCGCCCTGGCGACCGTTACAAGGCGGAAGGCAGAATCTTTATTCAGGGCGTTCATGACTTGTTGTAAGCCCATTGTAATAGCCATTACCGACTGTACTTTCGTCTGTATCTTTATCAGGTCTTCGTTTTCGGATGCAAATACACCCATTACGCCGGTGGCGACGGTGAACCCGCCGGCCAGGCCGGAAACGCCGGACATTACGCCCTGAAGCCCGGCGTCGTCATGTGCCAGGATATTAGTTTGTGTGCGAAGGTCGCCGATAGTGTCGGAAAGGTTGGCAGCTTCAGCGGACAGCTTCCGGTATTCCGGGCTGGTCTCTTTTCCTTCCAGGCGCATCTTTGCCATTGCATCCTGCATTTCCCGAAGCTGCATAGAAAGACGCTTCCCGGTAGTACGGGTTTGCTCGTATTCCTTTTCAACGCCTATCAGGGCGGCTTTTTCTTCGTCCAGTACTTTCTTACAGGCGATGATTTCGGCTTTCATTTCGGCCTGTGCAGCACCCGGCGCCAGTTTGGCGTATTGCTTTTCAAGGTCTTTCAAGTCGTTTTCCACCTGTTTGATAACGGCTTTCTGTTCGGTGATCTTCGCCTTTACCTGGTCGGCCGACTGGGTAACCTTATCACCTAAAGACGTGGCGGCCTGGCCGGCTTTATTCAAGCCGTCAGATAATTTGTCACGCATCAGAAATTCAATTTCAACAGGTTTCATACTTTACTTTTTTAGCTTTGATTGGAAATATCCCAGGGCACCGCTGCCCCGGCCTTTTTTCTTGTCTTCTTTCTCTTTTGCTTTGCCGCTGACGTAGCGGACGGCATCGGCCGACATCATTATCAGCGTTTGATAATTTACTTTCCACATGATATAATGCAGGTTCCACCCCGTAGCGGTGGCGATCTGCCATATTACACCGAAGGGGCTATGGCTGCCGACTACCCGGCTGTTTAACTCCCCTTTTTTCCTTTTTGGCTCAGTCTCGGACGTAGCGGGTTCGCTATTTCGCTCGATCTGATAATATTCATAAAATCCTTTGTCCCCAGCAGGAAAATGAATTGAAGGTTTGCCCCCTGGATGAAAGTGTCCGGAACGAACCAGCGAATAAACCACGCCATAAAGGGTGTGAACAGTGTTCCGGTAATGGCACCCCGGCAAATGGTTAAAGCGATCATTTTACTAACCCGTGTCCCATGTTGCGCCAGGAAGACCATTTCTTCATGTTTATTAAAGGCTTTCATCTGTTCATAAGTAACCCCCAATTTCAAGTAGTGCCGGGCAATCCTTATCTGATTGCCCAGGCATGGCCGTTTCATTGTCATGCGTAGGGCGAAGCGCTTGCCGGTAAAAGGTATTCTGACCGCTTTTAAGGGCAGGGAAACGCCTATGTCCAGCAAGGCTTCCGCCGTTTCCAGTTCTACGTTCATAGCTTACAACCTTATGCGCCGGCACCTTCCGGTATATCATCAATAGTGAAAGGCTCGCCGCCATCGGCCGGTTCCGCAATACTCAATTTACATTTGATCTTGGAAACGGAAGTAAGGTTCAGGTTACCGCCGATATAAGCCGACACCAAACAGTTCGGGATCGTGATACGTTGGCCGCTGTCTGTGTCGATAACGGCTTCACCTGTAATCATTACCAGTTTTGAAGGTGCTGCCCAGCCGGTGGCCTTTTCGCCGGTCTTCTTCACGGTTCCGCCCAAAGTGGCGGCCAGGTTTTCATAACTCAACTGGATCAGGTCAAAAGCCGGTTTGATTGTACCGTTTGACTTCGGGATAATTTTCACCGGGTAGCTTTTCTTTTGTGCTGCCCGTATCTCTGTTACTTCGCCTTCAGCACCGCCCCAGTCGAAAGAGTCTTCTTCAATGAAGCCCCAGCTTTTACCGTTGAACTTGAATTCGTCAAGGCCGTACATCAAGTCTTGTTCGTCTCTTACCATATCTTTTTCTTTTTAATGATTATTACTGTTATAGTTGAAATAATTCCGGCTAAAAAGCCGGTTAAACACCATTTGAATAGTGTTTGAACACTGTTTTTCTTTATTTCAGTGACTTGTCTGTCGGTGTCGCTGCGGATGCGGGTAAGCTCCTTTTCGTAACGTTCACACTGCACCTGAAGACTGTCACATGTGGCCGACACATAAACCGTGTCGCCTACGGCTTCAACCCTGATCCCGGCCTGCCCTTTCTTCTCACTGAAGGAAGCGCCGGGCGGCAGGCTATGGAGGTTCTGTGTAGGTATCTTCAGTTCCACCTTCGACTGCGGTACCGGTATGTTTATCACCTGTCGGACTTCTTTCAACAGGACGCTGTCTACGGTTGTCCTGGCGCTTTCGGTCGTTTTCTTCGTACTTCCGCAACTCGTAACGGACAGGGCAATCAGCATAATGCTTGCAAGTGCTAACCATTGACATAGCCCTTTCCAGCCTGGAAATAACCCGATACAATTTTCTGTTTTCATCCTGTAATTTTTCTAATGTTGTTTGTAAGTCCTCGCTGATGGACTTGTAGTAATCAAAGATTTCTTTCTTCTGCCTGGTATTATTTACCTTCCGGTTGACAAGCCAGGTACCCAGCGAAAAAAGCACCCCGGAAGAAATTAAAGTGACAAGCAGGTCAAACCATGTGTACATGACATTTTTCCCTTTCATTATTTAGTGAGTAAGTCCCAGCCCCTGTTCACGTCTACCATGTTGGCCGGAATTCCGTTTTCTACCCGGCTCATGGCGGCGGCTATCCGGCACATGACACTACGGTTATTCACGTCTACCACCTGGTCGGGTTGAACACCGGCACCGGCGCAAACTGCCCGGATATAATTGTCGGTGTTGTTCTCCGAAGGGGGCGCCCAGCGGTTTATCATCTGGCGGACGGTTTTGCAACCGTTCAGCCTGGAATAATTTTGCAGCAACTTCAGCATGGCACGGTAGCCGTAGGCCATGCTGGTAAACTGTTTGAAGGCCATATCGGTGGAAGGGGTTTTCTCCCCTTGCCACACGGTCGGGCTTTTCCTGATATTGCCCGGATTGTTGTTTCTAAGTCCCCGGCTCATATCAGTTCCCGTCTTCTTCGTCAATGTGTTGGATAGCCGCCTGTTCAGCTACGCTTCCGGCGTCCGGGTCTGTGCTGAACCATTTCTTACCGTTGAAATAAAGGTCGACGGTCTTACCGCCGCCGATCATCACGTCGGCAATAGTGATTGTTTTGTCGGCTGACTTATTAACCACTTCCAAGCGGGCGCCCAGCATGGCTTCATCGTCCCCGACAATGTTCCAGGAAGCGTCGGCGGTGGGGGTTGCCTCAATGGTGGAAGAATAAGCGGAAAGGGTTACCGTAGTACCTACCAGTTTAGCCTTCGCCTTTGTACGGGTGTCTAACAGGACGACTTCTTCACCGAAAGCGGTGTTCGTGTCGGCCATCATTAACATCTTGAAGAAGTAGAGTTCGCCGGCATTTTCCAGCTTGTCAATCTGGATTACTTCCATATCATCCACCAGGTTCACGCAGCCCCAAAGGTTCGTGTCTAAGTCCATCGTGGCGATCGTGCCCATGATAACGCCGTCAGGCCATTGCGCCAGCGGTATGATAGTAGTGTTCTTGAAACGCTGGGCGTTCTGATCCGTCCAGTTGGCGCCTTTGGCGGTTTGGGCGGTCAACTCATTATCATAAGTATCGGCGTCGTTTACGCTCATGACATACTTAAAATTCGGGTTGTTACGCAGCACTTCGGGCGTAGCCTGGCGGATTGCCATCATACGCTTAATCATACTTGTTTCGGCTGTCTTTACACGGATAACGTCAGGATCGGAGAACACACGGGTAAGCACGCCGTCGAACAGGTGGTCGTCGTCGTTAATGTCATTGACATAAATACCGTTAATGAAATGGAAGCCCAGTTCAAAGTTCACGACTTTTGCCATTTCGGAAAGCAGCAGGTTCTGACCTTCGGGCGGCAGTTCAGCAAAGACCAGGTTACCCTTCGGCTGGAAGGGACGCCAAATCTTTTCAAAGGTGCGGGGGTTGAAGGTGGTAAACGCCATAAATTCCTGGGGGATCAGCGCCTTTTCATCGTAGTTGAAAGTTCCCTTTGCGTCGGACTGTTTTGGCATTTCCTTACGCTTCTGAAGCATCTTTCCCGTTTTCATGCGGGGGATAGAAAACTTCTTCGTGATATTCGGTTCGATGTGGATCAGACCTTTCTGCACAAGTTCGTTACCGGTGGCGGCTTTGGTGAGGATTTTTTCTAATACCTCACCGTCGTAGTTACTGTTAATAAGATTAATTGCCATATTGTTTTCTCGTTTTTAATGGTTACACGGTATATCCGTTCTTCTTACGGATGTTTGTCATTTCTTCGTCCCAGGCACCGGTTCCACCGGCGGCAGGCTTATGAAGATTATTCATTACACGACGCTTTGCCGGTAACGCTTTGAGGGCGGCTTCGCCGTTTTCACGGTCGGCCTTCAGGAGCGCTTTATAAGTAGCCTTTTGCGGTTCGGTGATACGACCTTCATCAAAGGCTGTCTGTACCAGGCTGTCGATTTCCGCTTCAGCGTCAGCGGCGGCTTTGTCCTGGAAGACTTTCAAGTCTTTCTTCAAGTTTGTTACTTCGGTCGTAAGACCGGTTACTTTGCCGGCTTCGGTTTCCAAATGGGTAATTTGGCGAAGCACGTCTTCGTCCGTCGTGCAGTCTTTGAACGCCGGACGTTTTCTAAGTTCTTCTAAATTCATTTGATTTTCTGTTTGTGACTGGTTTTTCAGTCGGTTATTGAATATAGTGTACACGTCGTCGGGCGTTGAGTCTTCCGGGACGCTTTCTTCTATGTCATACAGGCCGTCAATAAGGCCGGCGTCAAGGGCTTGCTGGGCGGTCAGCCAGTGATCCTTCCCGTCGAAGTAGGCGGCCTTTATTTCATCCACCGTTTTTTTAAGACGCCCGGCAAGCATTTCGGCCAGGGTGTTTTCCAGCGAGTCAATGTTGCGGATCACTTCTTCCAGTTCGGCTTTGTTACCGTATGCCCCGCCCTGGATGCTGTGAAGCATCAGGCGGGAAAAACGGCTCATGTAGACAGGCTTCCCGCACAAGGCGATAACGGAAGCCATGCTGGCGGCAATGCCGTCGATATAAATAGTAATGTTGGCTTTGCTGTTACGAAAAGCGTTGAAGATGGCAATACCGGCGTACACGTCGCCGCCGTTGCTGTTGATACGGGCGTCTATATTGGTGAAGCTGGCTTCCATCTCCAGCAGTTCCCTGGTGACGTCCCCGCTACGAACTTTGTCGTAGTCTCCTATGTCCCCGTACAGTAATATACAGGCGGCTGACTGGCCGGGTATCATATTAAAAAATCTATCCATTTGCAAAACGTTTATAGGTTCATTTTTGGCGAATTTTCCGCCTGATTACTCCGCAAAATTGAGCTAACTTTTATCGTTTTGCAAATCGCATGCGCATGATAAAACTTTATAAGTGAATGATATAACTATAAAGTTGTATGATGCGCCCGTCGTTTTTTTTTAAGCCTTTTATATGACAATTTTGCACATATAAATAAAGGCAATATGGCAGATTTAACGAATAAACAAAAGAAGGAATGGGCAGGTATGCTCTACCTAAAGGAGAACCTGACACAGCAGGAAATTGCGGATAAGGTCGGGGTAAGCCGGATCACTGTAAACAAGTGGATCAAGGCCGAAATGTGGGAACAGCAAAAGACCGGGATCACGCTTACAAGGGAAAGCGTAATCGGTAACCTGTACCGCCAGGTAGCGGAGATTAACCGGAACATAGACGGTCGGAAGGAAGGGGAAAGATACGCCACTTCAAAGGAAGCGGACGCCCTGGTAAAGCTGGCGGCGGCCATTAAGAAAATGGAAACCGACACCGGGATAGCCGACATTATAAGCGTAGGGATGCGTTTTATTGAATTTTTGCGTCCGGTGAACCTTGAACTGGCGAAGGACGTCACCCGTATGTTTGACCTGTTTGTCAAATCAAGCATAAAGCAGTAGGCCATGAAGCAAGAAGAAAGAGACGCCATCAGGGATTGGGAGGAATACAAGAAAAGTATATACTGTTCCACCGAAGTAGACCCTACCATGTCGCCGGCTGATATTGAGAAACACCGGCTTTATTTGGAAGCGCACCCGGTCGAATGGATAAAGTTCTTTTTCCCGAAATATGCAAAGTATGAATTTGCCCCCTTCCATGTAAAGGCGATCAACCGCATTATAGGGAATCCGGAATGGTACGAGGTTTTATCATGGAGTCGTGAGCTGGCGAAAAGTACCGTCTGCATGTTTATTATTATGTTCCTGACACTCACCAAAAAGAAAAGGAACGTCGTACTGGCAAGTAATAGCGTAGACAATGCCGAACGCTTGCTGGCACCTTATAAGGCCAACCTGGAAGCAAACCAAAGAATAAAGGCGTACTACGGCGATCAGGTGAACCTGGGTAACTGGACGGCCAGGGAATTCATAACAAAGGACGGTGCCGCTTTCCGTGCACTGGGTGCCGGTATGTCCCCCCGTGGTAGCCGTAACGAAGAAATACGTCCGGACATTGAAGTCATGGACGACTTCGATACCGACGAAGCCTGTAACAATCCGGACACCATAGAAAAGAACTGGAACTGGTTTGAAAATGCGCTTTATCCTACACGTTCCATCAGCGAACCCACGCTTATACTTTGGTGCGGTAATATTATCGCAAAAGACTGTTGTATCACCCGTGCCGGCAAAATGGCCGACCACTGGGACATTATCAATATCAGGGACGACAAAGGGAAGTCTACCTGGCCGCAGAAGAATACGGAAGAAATGATCGACCGTATTCTGTCAAAAATCAGTATGAAAGCCCAACAGGGGGAATTTTTCAATAACCCGGTATCTGAAGGGAAGATATTCAAAAACCGGACGTTCGGAAAAATTCCTTCCCTGAAGAAGTTCCGGTTCCTGGTCGTGTATGGTGATCCCACCCAGTCGGAACAGAAAGGGAAGGCAAAAAACAAGAAGGGTTCCCGGAAGGCTGTATGGTTGTGTGGCGAGATTGACGACGTGCTGTACATTATCAAAGGATTTATATTCAAAGGTTCAAACGCTGATTTTATAAACTTTTACTTTGTGCTTCATAAATGGGTGGGCAACCGGTGCCCGGTATATCATTACATAGAAAACAACTCTATGCAAGATCCATTTTTCCAGCAAGTATTCAAGCCACACCTGGCAAAACACCGGATCACTACCGGCGTAAACATAAGCATCACCCCGGATGAAGAACGGAAGACCGACAAGGCCGTCCGTATTGAAGCCAACCTGGAACCTATGGATAGGGAAGGCCGCCTGATTATGAATATAGACGAAAAGGACGAACCTAACATGGCCGAATTAAACAATGAATTCCAATATTTCGACATGGCTTTAAACTATCCGGCCGATGGTATCGACTGCATCGAAGGCGCAAAGCGTGTCATTGAAAATAAGATGCAGGAACTTACGCCGGCGACGGTCATACCGGCAAAGTCTATGCGGAAATTCAATAAATACAGAAGATAGTTATCACTTTAATACAAAAAATATATGGGAAGATTTATTTCAAAAGAAGATTTCGACGCCACCGTTCACCGGGATATACTGGAAGCTGTTACACGTCAGGATGATGCGGTGGTCGAAATTTGCACCGAAAGGGCTATCAGTGAAATGCGTTGTTACCTTTCCGGGCGCTATGACTGTGACGCTGTGTTTTCTGCCACCGGCAAAGAGAGGAACCAGCTTGTACTTATGATGTTGACCGACATGGCGGTCTATCACCTGTTTTGTATTCACAATCCTACGAAATTATCACAAATGCGGAAAGACCGCTACGAACGTGCAGTGGAATGGCTGAAGGCTGTACGCCGGGGCGACATTTCCGTAGACGGGTTGCCGCCGGTACAGAAGTCACCGGAAGAAGCGAAAGCCGGTTCACCTTATCAAATGCGTAGTAACAAGAAACGTCGAAATCATTTTTAATCATGGCAAAGAAAAAGAAATACAATAAAATAGCTGTTACCGGGAACGTGGGACGGCAGCCGGACAAAGCCGGAACAAAAACGATCATACTAACCCAAACCCGCCGGGGAAACATTGATATAGGCGACTATATGACAGCCTTAAAAGCGGCTGAAAATGTGGACTTCCCTTGCTGGTCGAAACTATATGATATTTACGAAGACATTCTAACGGACGGGCACCTTTCGGCCGTCATACAGAAAAGGAAGTCGCCCATCCTGAACACACCGATAGAGTTCAAGCGTAACGGCAAGGTGGACGAAGAAATAGGCGTACAACTCCGTTCGCCCTGGTTCCGAAGTTTCCTTTCCGACCTGGCCGATACCGTTCAATGGGGAACTTCTACCTTCCAGTTCTTCAGGAACGGGGAATGGCTGGGGTATGACCTGATCCCCAGGAAACACGTAAACCCTATTAAACGGATCATATTACGCCGGCAGTCAGATATAACCGGTGATAGCTTCGACGAATACGCCGACCTGGTTACTATCGGCAACCCCCGTGACCTGGGTATTTTAGCGAAGGCCGCCCTGTATGTTATTTACAAGCGCAATGCAACGGCGGACTGGGCGCAATTCATAGAGCTATACGGGCATCCGCTGAAAGAAGGTATATATGACGGCTGGGACGAAGACTCACGTACCAAAATGACCGACGACCTGTTCAACATGGGGGGATCGGCGGTAATTGTACACCCAAAAGGTACGGAAATAAAGATACACGACGCCGGTAGCAAGTCCGCCAGCAGTGACCTTTATAAATCCTTCGTGCAATATTGTAACGACGAACTTAGCAAGTTGGAACTGGGTAACACCCTGACAACTGAAGCCGGCGACACGGGCACCCAGGCTTTAGGTACCGTCCATCAGAGTGTGGAAGATAAAATCGAACGGGCAGACCAAAAGATGATCCTGGACGTTCTGAATTATGAACTGACAGACGTATTCACCAATTTAGGCATGAATACGGCCGGCGGTGAATTCTCGTTCGTGGTACCGCAAAATAAAGACCTGTCGGCACGTGTGCAGATTGATATACAGCTTAAAAACATGGGGCTGCCTATTTCCGACGACTATCTATATGAAACGTATGGCATTGAGAAGCCAAAGAACTACGAGGAACTGAAGAAAGCGAAAGCCGCTTTAACGCCCGATCCTGTTAAACCTGAAGAAAAGAAAGAATCTGAAGACGGTACAGAGGAAGAAGACAAGGAAACGGGTAAAGACGACAGCCCAGAAGAAAAAGTCGACAAGAAAAAGGATAAGTTTTGGAAAAACTTCTTTTCCGGCCTTTCCGGTTTTTTTCCGGACGCCCCCGGCAAAGGCAAGGGGGCGGGTTTAGAGTTTTAATGAATAATCTTTACCGAGGAGCCTATGAAGCCAAACCGGTAGAAAGCAGCTTCACCTTTGACGACGCCGCACTGAAGAAAGCCCTGAAGCGGATTTATGAAAAGGACGTCGACGTAATGAATGACATCGAAGAAAACCTGTTTAATGCGGTGTTTGAAACCATGTCCGGCGCTGTTGACGAAGGCTTCGGGGTTCCTGAAGCTGGCGATCCGGACGAAGCCTTTTACAAGGCGCTGAAAGAAGACACAGCAGTGTTTGCGGCTTTTAAAACCCACCGCTGGCAGAATGATATTGCCGGTCAGTTACTCGATGAAAAAGGGCATCTGAAGCCTTACGAACAGTACCGCTGTGACGTTGACGACCTGGTGAACCCGCAGCATAAGGAACAATGGCTGAAGACCGAATACGATATGGCTATTACAAGGGCAAGGATAGCTGCCGACTGGCAACAATTTGAACGGGAAAAGGATATACTGCCGAACCTGGAATGGGTGGAAAGTACCAGTATCATCCCCGGACAGGATCACATGATATTTTGGGGTATGATTGCCGCCATTGACGACCCATGCTGGAACGAACACCGCCCCGGCGACCGGTGGGGGTGTAAGTGCGGACTACGTTCAACGGATGAACCCTGTACCGACAAACCGGACGTTCCGGTAGTGGCAAAAGAAAATGATCCGGCGCCGGGGCTGAAGGGGAACCCAGGCGTAACCGGTGAACTATTTAGCAGGGATCACCCGTACATGGCCGACGCATACAAAGGCGCTGAAAAGGCTGTGAACACATTGCTAACTGCATTAAAAAAAGAACAGGAAATCAACTTAAAAAAACAAAAAGGAAATGGAACTGGAAACACTAAGAAAAGCAAATAGTATCAGGGAAGATATAGCCTGTACCCAGGTAACACTGGAAAAGATAGACAAGGCCATCGAACAAACCAGCGGCGAGTGTCCGGTATTTACAGAACTACGGGCGGGATGCTGGAACGAAAAGATAAGTGTCGGTAGCTTACTTTCAGGGAATGAAATTCTATCCGTCTATCGGGAACGGCTGGCCGCTAAAATCAAATGCCTGGAAGCGGAATTCGCCGCCCTTTAAATATCGTTCAAACACTATTCAAACAGCGTTCAAATGACTATTAAAGAGTTTAACAGGTTAATCAAATCAAAACAGCGGGAACTGGCCGACCTCATGCACCGGAAAATGCCGGTTCACGCCGGGCGACTGGCGAAGAACCACTACCAGGACAACTTCAGGAAGGGCGGTTATGTAAACGGGGGTTTACACAAATGGCCGAAGTCCCGACGACTTTCGTCCGGGGGGAAAGACGCCGCCAGTAACTACGGAACGTTACTAAGCAGCCGGAATATGCTTTTCGGGGCTATAAAGTACGTTCCGGGCGATGGTAAGGTAAAAGTCAGTAATGACCTGGTGTACGCCCCGGCTCATAACTGGGGTGATACCCTTCACCCGACTGTTACGCCTAAAATGCGGAGTTTTGCCTGGGCGAAGTATTACCAGTCAGGGGGCGGGCAGAAAAATGCCACAGAGGGCACGAAAAGCGCCAAAAACGAAGAGTCGGCGGAAGCATTAAAATGGAAGAAGCTGGCACTAACGAAAAAAGAAAAGTTAGACGTGAAAGTTCCCCAGCGGCAGTTCCTGGGCGAAAGTAAGGAACTGACCGAAAAGATTGCCAACAAGACAGAAACAGAAATACGTAAAATACTAAATTCATAATGATATGGAAGATATATTTTTAGCTATTCAAGAGCGTATCGCTCTGCAAATGCCGGAACTGTCCCTGGTGGATGAAGATTACGGCCAGTTAATAACCAATGAAGACACCTATCCGGTAACGTTCCCCTGTGTCCTGATCTCAACCATAGACGCCGACTGGACGGATATAGGCATGGGGGTTCAGAAGGGGGACTGTAACATAACCGTCAAACTGGCGATTGATTGCTACGATGACACGCATTACGCATCAGGAACAGCCGATAAGATCAGGGAACGGTTGCAAATGAATAATAGCCTTTATAAATTGCTTCAGGGCTTCCGTATCTCTAAAGAAATGGGATTACTGAAAAGAACAAAAAGTACCGACTATGCCATACCGGGGGGAAAGAAAGTATATGAAACGACTTTCAGGTTCAACTACCACGATAATAGTGCGGCTATTCGCCAGTAAAAAGGCACAACTGGGCGGGGGTGATCTTTGGCTTTTTAACTTTCGGAACCGGCTGTACCACTATGTCGGTCAGCTTACGGCAGTTCTGCCGGATAATTGTCATGATCCGTTCTTCGGATATGAAGAATTCTTCCTGGGAAAGTACCTTCAGGGCATCATCAAAGCGTAAACGCTGTATTTCCGTCCAGTAGTAATACCGGCGGAGCAGCTTTTCGTTCCGTAAGCTAATAAGTTCTTTACTTCTTCCCTTTGGCATGGCATAATTTTCTATACAAAAGTAGTATTTTAGCGTCGAATAAAGCAAGAAAAAAGCCTGTAATCTTCAATATTACAGGCTTTTATTAACTCCGTTAAGATGATACTTGACTATTCCATCGTAATAGCGTCGAACCGGTCGTCTTTTCCGGGAACAAACGGGCGTACCTTCGTGACGACCCGGCTGCTTACTTTTACTTTTCCGCTACCTTTGCAGAACCGGCATTCACAAGACGGAAGGCTTCGGTCTGACCGGTTGAACACAAAGCCCAGTCCTGAACAGTTCCGGCAGATAGTAAGGTGGGGCGCAACGTCACGGATCACCGTCCGCACATTAGGATCAGTCATTTCTGCTTTTTTATCCAGGTAACGCTGTTTTACCTGACTGTATGCAGTATATTTATAGTTTTGCGCAAAGTTACGTTCCTGGGCGGTTCCTTTGTTCTCCAACTGATCCGCTACCCCCAGCAAAACTTCTTCCCCCCTCCGTAACGAACTATTAAGCTGTTCCGGTGTCTGACAAGAGTCCAGCACCCGCAAAATGGGTGCCAGCTTCTCATTGAATAACTTTTCGACTTCCATCACTTCATGGCCGCCAGTGACAGCGGTAGTTTTACATCATTACCCTTTTCGTCCTTCAGTGTGACTTCGATAAACTGGCAGGAAGGTGCCGGGCGGTAAGCGGCTTTAATGATGGCGATGCCGTCCAGGAATTTTTCGTCCTGGGTTTTTATAGCCAGTTTTTCCAGTTCAAGCACTTTGTTTGCCTTCAGGTTTCCTTTGCGGTCTTTGGCGATCAGTCCCATAACGGTTTCAACCAGGGCAGCGGAATTTTCATCTTTCGCCAATGATGCTAGGTATTCCTTCACCTTTTCAATACCGGCGTTTACAGTGTCGTCCCAGCCTTCATTTATACGATTGCCCAGGGTGATAGACATAAGACCGTCCTGGGTAGTAAAAGTATTGCTACGGCGGTCTAACTTCGTTTTAAACAATTCGTCTTTCATGTCGATAAGCAGGTCGGCGTCTCTGAATACTTCCTGTTTAATCAGCATCATCTGACTACTAAGGTTTTGTAACTTCTTAATGTTGGTAGTTACAAACTTGTCGGTAAGCGTTTTGTACGTTTCCCGGTCTTCCTGTTGTTTCAGCTTCTTTGCTTTGTCTTCAGCTTCAATTCTTGCACGAAATTCAGCCTTTTCTTTTTCTGTCAATTTTTCGTAATCCATAATTTTTACTTTTAAATGGTTTATACATTGAGTTTAATTATTCTTCATTGTCGTTTGGAAGTGGGCACCATGTAGGCGTACTACGTGCCTTTGCTGTTCCATCTGCTTTTCCGTCCGTATCGTATGAAATGAATACCGAAGGGTGCATGTGTACCCCTGGAAGCAATTTATTAAACGATGGGTGTTTACATTCTCCACTGGATATACTATCTATACCGTTCTCTTTACCATCATTCCATACAATCAGGTAAGGGCAGTTTACGCAGCCACTTACTATTATTTTCTTATTCATTTTCTATCTGTTTTATTATACACTCTTGCATAAAGCACTGAATTTGAATTTGTCACAATTCATAGCTTCTTTGCTAAATCTGTCAGTGCATTTAGAACAATACTTGCAGTTGTAACAAATTCTTTCAGATTTCCGCTTTTTCTTTACTTTAGGATACTTCATTTCTAATTCAGATTTGAACTATTCACTTTTATCCTTTTTTTCCTCTGTCATTTTATTCAGAAACAAGTCGACAGCTTTGATACATTTATCCGGAAGTTGCTTGGCTGTTTCATTCCTACGTAAGTAGTCAATAGTGCCGCCAATCCCTATGATACGGTACATCTCTTTGGTGCTTGGGACGAATGTTAATATTAATATTGAAACTGATAATATCCAAAGACACATCTTCCGAGTCTTTAGAACTCCCCTTTCTTTGATATCATCTTCATCCCATTCCTCATACCAAGAGGCAACAAAAGATATTACTAACAATATTCCGGACGCTATCAATAAAAATATCATCAATCCGTTGATACTATCCATTCTTTCAATCCAATATAATTCTTTCATAATACAATAGGGTTTTACAAAGCCCGCCCAAGGCTGTTTTACTCATTACTGATTTGTTTTTATGGCTTCTATGATAATAGAGTCAGCTATAAACGTATGTTCCCGAAGGTTGTCTATACGTGAACCCTGCAAGGAGTCCATAAATTGAAGATATTCCACGTCAGACTGTAACATGGATATTTTTGCTTCCTGTTTGGCATAAGCCAGGAACAGGCACACACATACGACCACGCAGGTCGCCACTTTTAAAACTGTTTTCATAACTTTTTGAATTTAAACATGTATAAATCACACTCGTTGTTATCCAGGATATAATAATCGGGCTTTATTAAAGCGTTCCAGGCTTCGGGTGCCAGTAAACGTTCGTCGCCAAAAGAAGGGCTTTTATACCGGTCAGTGGGGACATAATGGGCTTGAAACAATACGTTATCATTGTCGTAGGTCGAAATAATTTTCATTATATCATCATCGGAAAAGTGTTCTAAAACGCCGTGTGTTACTACCATACTGGGCGCTTCAAAGAATTTAGGTTCGCAAATGTTTTCCTTGCAATAGAAAAAGGGGACATTACCCAAATACTCACCGGAATAAATCGGGCATGTATTTTCATGGCATAACCCCAACATGGCGTTATCTATATCAGAGAAAATAACTTTCGATACCTCTTTTGTTTCTGAAGCACCGGCCAGCCCCATAGAGTCGACCAGTTTTTCTTCCATATTGGAAATGACCAGGCTTATAGTACCTATTCCGCAGCCTTCCTCTTTCAATATGATAGGCGTACCCACACCGTGAGATAACAGCTTTATATTGATAATTATTTCTCTTATAAACCGGCTATATTTAAGCCAAAATTTATCTCTGTATTCATAGTTCCGAACACGGCTTTTATAGTATTCGTCCCAAGTTGTTTTTTTCTCTGCCATAATCATAAATGAATTAATTTTCCTAATTGAGCCGCTGTTTTTAATGCTTCTGAAAGTGCTTTGTCTTTTACTTTTTGGGACGTTTTGTTCTCCCAACATTCACAGCAAACGGCACCACTGGGGGGATTATAAAAAGCGCCTTTTATTTCTTTATGGCATTTACTGCACTTCAAAGGCTTGTATTCAATCCGTTCTATCTTTTCGATTTTATAGTTAAGAAAACCGTATTTTATATGTGGCGGGTGGTGGATTGGGCAACATTCACCGATTTTAAACAGACTTTCGTCACTAATGGGGATCATTGCACCTCTCCATATATCCCCCTGAAACGGTTGTGCGTCGATAACCTTTTCTTCTTCTTCAGACACATACAGTTCCAGGAAGTCCTGGCCTTTATCTTCTAATGTTATTTTTATTGTTACCATAATTAAATGTTATTATTTGTAATGATTAATTTATTCTTTTCCAATGCTTTATAATTCTATTTCGGAATATAAAACGCTTCCCACATAACGCCACATAACGGTCTGTTCGTCTTTCCTTTCAAGAAGTACTTTCCCTTCATAAAAGTACACACCTATAACCCTACATGTAGCACCGTTATATTTTACTTTCATGTTTTTAGTCCAGCCAATTTTATCAAATACTTTTTTGTCCATTTGGCTACGCTATTTAAAGTAAATACATTCGTATAAATCAACACTACCGCCAATATCAACCCGCACGCACATGGTAAGGCCACAAACAACAGGCTTTTCACTTACAATGGTACCCGTGAGTCCTCTTTGTTCGTCTAATACTGTTTCGCCCTTTATCATTGTCTGAAGTTTACGGCCAAAGGCATCGCTCATAAAGACGGTTGCTGTACGGCCGTCAGTTTCGTAGGCCAATAATCCAGTATCAAGGAATTCGACCATTTGAATTACTTTGTCTTCGATGGCCTTTCGTGATAGAACTTGCGGAAATTCAAGTTCCCGCACATCTAAATCAGGAAAATTCTTTTTAAAATCTTGCTTTCTCATTTTTGAATATTTTAGTTTAATGAATGAATAGACAAATTCAGTAATAAGGCCAGGGCTTCCTGGTCTGATTGGGAAACCGGTGCCGGCTGTTCCTTCTTGACTGGCGCCGGCTTTTCTTTTGCCTTCCGGGCGATGGCCTTCAGCTTTGGAACCAGGGCTTCCAGTTCCGGGATCGTGAGTTTACGAAAGACCTTCCCGGCGATACGTGAGTCCAAACAGTAAGCGTCCACCCGATCCCAGTCCGTTGTGTCTATTCCGATCACCTGAAGCCAATGTAAAACTTTCGACCGGTGGCTTTTGATACGGGCTTTAAATTCAGCGGCGCCGACATTGCCGTCCAGGGTTTCCTGCAATGAAGCGCACATGGCGTCGTATTCGCTTTGTTTAATCTCCTTCAAAGAAGAAGTACGGTTTCCCGTATAGGTAAGAACTAATTGTTCCTTTAAGCCGTCCTGGTTGCCCGGCATACGCTTCATAAGCGCATAGAAACGGGCGAAATTGGTTACTTTTCCCATATTCTTACATGTTAGTTTTTTGTTCTTTACTATCCGGCGTCCAGTGGATCGTAACTTCAGCTTTCAGACGGCCGGTTCCTTTACATACCGGGCACGGGTTATCTTCGTATTCGTCATGTCCGACCTGTACCGGTGTGAAATAGCCCCTACCGTTGCAATAGCTACAATCATGTCCGGTGCTGGTGTAACTTTCATCGTGAATGTTTCCCCAAAAGTCGCCGGGTTCAATAGTCAGTATTTCGCTTTTTTTGCTCATAGTCTAATCAAGTTCAGGGCTTTCACAGTCTCGCAATTCGCTTAAATCGTGCATCCGGACGAATAGCGGATCACAGTCGTTTGCTTCGTAAACTTCATCGAATGCTTCCTGGCAGATAACCCTTTGTTCCCGTGCTTTTGCATCGGCATAGTTTTTCATGGCTTCCGTGATCCGCTTCAACGTGATAGGGTCGAACTTCTTCCCCAGTTCTTCATTCTTTTTAAGGCTGAACGCCTTCCTTAATGCTGATAATGCTTCCATAATTCGATGTTATTTAATTGTTAAATCTTCCGGTTTCCAAGATATTCCTGGGCGCCTTCTTCCCAAATTGTATAATGTTTGACTGATCCGAAAAAGCGCCCTTTACTAAATGCCTGGTAGCCTTCAACCCATATCTTCAGGCTGGCGTCATACATTACACTTTTAGCGCTACGCCCTGAAGGGTTTTTCCCGTCGGCATGGGAAATAAAGATTAAAAGTTTATTCGGGTGTTTTTCCTTAAACTTCAGGTATGCCTTATAGGTCATTTGCGTATATTGGAAGCTGTCTATAATGACAAAATCCGCACTTTTACGCTGTGATAACCTTTCGCTAAGTTCGTCCATAGACTCACCCCTGATAACTTTTAATCGCCTGTTGGCTTCGATCATGCTTTCTCGGCGAAGGGTGTTCTGCAAAGTCAGGCTGGTACCTTCTTCCAGGCTGACATAAAGGACTTTCCCAAACTTGCAGAGTTCACGACACAACTGCATGACAAACGTACTTTTACCGTTGCCGGAATTTCCCCAAATGAACCATACGCCGTAAAACTCTGTGTGCCCGAAAGCGTCGAACCATTTGCCGGTCAGTTTCAGGAGTTTCTTTTTCATTTTCAGTATCTCCGACACTGATAGCGCCCGTTGTAGCTTTTTAGGCTCCGTTTCCTGACTTGTTTTCGTTTGTTCCATTACTTTATATATTTGCCGTTCAAAGGCTGTTTAAACAGCCTTAAAACGGTGTTCTGTCACTATGCCGTCCGGCGTTTCTTTTCAATCTTTATTTTTTTAGTTACACGGCGCATGTCATTTTCATAGCTGGCGGCATCCTGGATGATATTTTCCAGCGCTTTATCTTCTTTAATACCGTTCGCTACACATACAGCGTACACGTCATTTGCCGTATTTGGGGACACTTCGTAAAATTTGCGACCTATACGGCTGTTTATTTCCTGATAGCCTTTTTTGTTATGCTTTAGGCCGCTTTCCATACGCTTTTCAATGTAGGAAGTAGAAAGAAAGATAATACCCGCTTTATCCTTTAGCTGGTTGTAGATGGTAATAAAGTAGTGGAATACCAGGTCATTCAGTTTGTCGCCTTCGTCAAATATAAGAAGGGGGCTATCCATCTGATTAACCCGTGCGATAACAGCCTTCAGGGTTTCCCGGACGTTATGGCCGCTCGCATTGACACCGATCACAGCGGCCAGTTCACGGACGAAGTCGCCTTTCTTCATATCTTCACTACACGGAAGAGTAAATACTTCCGGGTGGTTGCTTTGGTAAACGCTGGCAGCCGTAGTCTTACCACAGCCCGAAGCACCAACTACCCAGGTGACGTCCTGCCATTCTTGTGCGTCCTTCATGGCCGAAATGATTTCATGTAAAGCGGTCGTTTCAACGATCTGCAAGCCGGCCGCCTGGTGGGGCGTACTAACCTGGGAATATACATTCCTGAACATGTCGTCTGAAATGTTGTCGTACTTATTATTCAGAATTGAAGAAACTGTTCCAGCACTGACACCGTGAAGACTCGCAGTAGCTTTATTTCTTGACGGGTATCTGTCGCAATACGTTTTCAGCATGTCCCGAATTTCGTTTTTCTCGTTAATTGATAATGTTGCCATAATCGTAAGTATTTAAATTATTAATATTTATCAAGTAAAGCGACGTCGTTAAAAGTGATATTACTAAGCTGTTTTCCAAGTAGACCGACGTCTATTACTTCTACCTGTTTGGCTGGTTTAGACTGTTTTACGGCTGTCTCCATCATGGCTTCAGCGGTAACCAAGTTTAAGCCTTTTATTTTCGGACGGTTCAGGCCGAACTGTTCAGGCGCTACGCCGTGAAGCATTTCCAGTTCTACCGCTTCCAGTTGTTGATTGACACGCTCCTGTTTGTTCCGGTAGTCCATTTTCCGAATGAAGTCCATTTCGCCGGGCTTTTGCTCCTGTATAGCACGATGCACCTTTATGTAAGGTTCGGCGGTGGCTATATACCGCATTCCGTTAGTTTCCTTTGTATAAAGCCGTACCTGTGTCATATCCAGCGGATCATACATGATATAAAATTCTCTGAAAGTGTGCTTTTTGCGGAATTTCAGGTCGGGCATTTTTTCAGCGTCCAGGACTTCATAAGTATATTTTTTCTTGTCGACTTCGATGGTGATCCCGGAAGCGGTAAAGGTTGCCGGCTTCTGTGTAGTAAGCCAAAACATCTCTATCATATCCAACTGATCCACTTCAGTAGTTTCAGGGTTTACTGAAGTTTGGTACATTTCAAAGCGTGAAATGCCAGTGGCCGGATGCTTTGCGTTATTCCAGGCTTCCCTGGCCTTTGCATAAGCTATTTTCAGTTCTTCCAGGGTGTAAAGGTTTTCTTTGTTCGCTTCGATGAATTCCAGGTTCGGGCGGCTGGTTTCCCGTTTGGTAGTAATATTCTGACCGGTAAAGCGCCAGTCCTGGTGTAATATTTCAGCCTGGAAGCGGCCGAAAGCGCTTTCTATCGTTTTAGACTGACCGGAGTAGGGAGCCGTAAAGCGGAAAACGTGGCATATACGTTCAAAGAATTTTGTAGCTTCCAGTTTCTTGTGACCGCCCTGATTATCTGTTACGATCTCAAAGGGGCGGTGTCCGGCCGTCTGTATAGCCATGCGGAAAGAATTATATTGCGCTTCGTAGTTCTCACTGTCAGAAATATAATAACCCAGCATCGTTTCGCTGAAAGCGTCCATCACTTCATAAGCCTGTGTCGTGCGTACTTGCAGTTTTCCGTTCTCGTCATAGGCTTTGTAATACAGGTTTAACTTTGTACCGTCGGCGTACCACAGGGCGTCACGCACGGAAGGAAGTTCTGTTTTATGCTTCCGGGTGTACTTTTGGTGTGCGGCCAGTTCGCCATGAACGGCGTCATACCAGCGGCGCTTCACTTCCGGACGTTCCAGGTAAGTAACCAGCGACTTAACGCTTTTAAGGGGCTTCCAGCCTTTCTTCTCTGCAATCTCGTTATACTTAACGAATATTTGTGCGTTAGTATAAACTGGTACCTTACTACGCTTCAAAGCGATAAGCTGGTTACCGGCTTCCTCTGTAATCTTCAGTGTGTTTTCGTTTCCGTCTTTACCGGAAATTAAGGCGACATATCCGTCACGCTTGTAGGCGTTTAGCTTGTCACGAAAGCCCCGAAGTTTATCCGGTAGGGTGTGGCCGTAGTCCTTACGGTAAGACTCCGATAAGGTCAGCGCTTTATGCCACAAGTCCTTCGGGACACCGCCGCCCAGCGCCTTTACCTTTGCCAAACGTTCATTCAGTGCGGTAAGTACAAACCCCAAGACTGAAGCGTTAATGGTGTATTCATAGACTTTTTTATCGACCAGTGTCTTACCGTTCGGCAGTATATAAGTCATGTAAAAATCACGGGCGGCCTTATCTGTTTTCAAGGCTTTCTTTTCCATTTCTTGCTGTTCTAAAATTATTTTAGGATTTCCGTGTATAGCTTCAAAGCGGGTGCGGAAACGTTCAGGAAGCGAGGAATACACTACACGGACATACCCGCCTAAACCACCGCCCCGATGGGCAAGTTCTATGCGGTTGCGTGTCACCAGCTTATTGTAATTTGCGAAGGTCATGACTTGCTGGCCGTCGTATTTTTCGGTCAGTTCGTCGATTGTTACGCATATCATATTATCAAAGTATTCCATCACTTAAAATTTACTTTGTTACTGTACCGTAGATAATTCGTTCGCTAAATTTTGGGCGGTCGCCTGTATATTTGAAAGTTCATCCAGGTGCGGATTGTCGAATGTGGCTTTTTGTTCCCCGTCAACAAACAGCGATAATTCACCGCTTGAAAGGTTGCCGACCAACTTAACCCGGACGCCAAAATTTTGTACCATTGTCTTTTCTGAAGTGTTGAAAGTCGTTTCGCACTGGGGAACATAACCCGCCGCCCTTTTAGGATCAGGGTACAGGACACCGCCACGTTCAAAAGCGGCCGCCCGAAGCATACGGGCGAAGTTGCTGTCTGTTTTATAGTTCAACGCAGCCCACAAAGTTTCTTTCGTCGTTTTGAAGGTTTTAATAATTTCCTTCTTAATCTCCACAGGGAGAAAGATTTGCTTTTCGTTGCTCATATTCATATATGTTTTTTAAGTTACTTCTTTGTTTGCCATTGCGATACAGAGACTTTTCTGTATATTTGGGCGCTCTTAACCGAGTTAAGATGCTGCAAATATAGTATGACTATTTCATACTACAAAGCAAAAACATGAATATTTCATACTAAAATGTGATTATGTTGGAAAATATCAGATTTTTTAAGATTGTGGAGGCTTTGAAAGAACAAAAAGAACTCACTGATTATATAGAGCTTGCAGGCATACTTAAAACTAATAAAGCGGGCGTTAGCGATATTAAACAAGGTCGGAAGAAACTTTCTATTGATAATATTAGGAGTATGAAATTATCATACCCTCAAATAAATATCGACTATATTGTCATGGGTGAAGGGGAGATGTTCATCACCCCTTCGGTAAGTATTGCGCCGGTTGAAGTTCAGAGCCAAAATGAAAGCTCAGTTATAGACAGGTTGTTTTCTACGCTTGAAAAGAAAGATCAAAGAATAGAAGAACTATTAAAAGAGAACGTCCGATTAGAGGAAAAGTTACGTTTAGTGGGCGGATCAGATTTTAAAAAGTTTGTGGAAGATGCTTCTACAAAGAGCACTTTATTACGAACCAACCAAGATGCACCCTCTGCGGGTGCCCCCTTAAAGGAATAACGAACATTGCAAACTAAGAAATATAATGTACACACGCATTTTTTTAGTGATTTCTTGTTGATTTTTGACGTTAATTAATTAGATATAAGCAATTTACAGATGAAAACAAACTCGTTTTTTAGGGCGTTTTCCCCCTTTTTAAAGCTGTATTTTCCCCCTACTTATGCGTGAAAAATGCGGTTCTATGTAAGTTTTAAGGCATTTTTACCCAGTGCAGACCGTTTTTTTATCGTTAAAAGTGTCCTACCAAGTGTCCTACCAAACTACACACTTCGTTTTTCCATTTATAAAAAATGTCCTACCAAAGTGTCCTACCAAGTGTCCTACCACTCCTTTTTTGAGGTATCAAAACGTCTTTCAAACAGATATTGAAGTAAGACTTCCGTTTACATGGATCGCCTTTATATGTAAGAGCGCTTTTTAGACTCTTATCCCAGCTAAGCAATAAGAACTCCAGGAATACAAATAAAGCCGCCGTATCACCTTAAAAAAGGCCATACAAGCGGCTTTAAGCCAACACGAACCCAGCGTCTTTTCATTTGTGACGCCCGTTCAAGTGTATTATATGCGTTGATGAAGAAAAGCCACCCACTTATGGCGGCCGGTGTAAAGCAAACCTTTTAAAAAGGCCGTTCAAACAGGTGTCCCTGTAAATCCGGTGTAAACCTGAGTAAACCGTTTCGTTTTTCTTTCTGTTCTTCTCTATCTGTGTTCATTCTCTTATTTATCAATCAATTACGCAATGTCGTCCAAGGTGGTAAGTTTACAGTTTCGTTTTTCCCCCCTTAAGTAGCCCGGGTGTAAGCATACAATAATTTTGCTCCATGGCGGATA